ATTTATTAAACACTCCACCTATCTCATACTTTGTTATTTCAGCAGAAGTTAAAATGTTATTTGATATAGTTATATTTGTTGATGTAATAGATGTTATACTTGATGTTAAATCTAGGTCTGGGAAGTATATAGAGTCATCTACTGATATATCAAAATCTGTAAAATCTACGCTAAAATCAATTAAGGTATTTACATTAGAAGCAACACCAGTACCATTAACTCCACCAGTTTTTATATATAATTCTATTATCTGCATATTATCTAATATTGTTTATAGTGTCAAAAGCAAAATCTATATTTATAGTGTAATTAATTAGCTTATCATTTAATTGAGTTTTATATGCTAAATCAGATGAAGATATATTTATAGGCAGTGTCTTTGAATTTATCTCTATCCAACAATCTTCACTAAGTTGCATTTGTTTAAAAACTTCGTTGTATTCTTCTGGATAAAAACCTGTATTTAAAGTTAGTTTTTCGTTACCATTCTTAGTAAGTATCTTGTTTTGATGATTGCTTATATTGTAACTTCCGTTTACTATTATGTTACGCTTAAACTCTTCTTTTTTAGTTATAAGATTTTCGTTTGTTCTTTTGAAAAACCATACATCTTGAAGCGCGCCATACTTATTTATAAAGGTTATTTTGTAAGGCTGATATTTACATTCTTCAACGTTTTGAACTTTAATTAAATCAACCCCATCAACCCCATCTACATAAATAGTGTCTACAGGGAATATAGTAAACTCATTACTAAAATCAGTTAAACATACACTACCCTCAAAAGTACCTCCATCTTGTATAACTCTATCCTCAAAAACATCAGCCCCGTTTATAGTGTTTGTAACGTATTCTATTTGTAAATCATTTAAGGCACTGCTTGAAATAGCCTTGCTATATATAAGTTGGTTATCTGAATAAAAAGATACGTTTGAAGTCTTAGAAGTGTCTACAGGCAAAACAACTGGTGCGTCATCTAGTTTTACTATTGTTTTATTTGATTGTAATAAACTAAAATCATTTAAAGGGTTAGCACCATCTTCAAAAAACCCATAACCGTTAAACGCTGTTAATATTGTGAAATTACTCGGGGTTTGCTCAACTCCTTGAATGTACTGCGTAAGTCTATAATCGACCCAGTAATTAGTCGTTAAGTAATCACCATCAAAATTGTTTTGTATATAATCCTTTACAAGTTCAGCAACTTCAAAAACAGATACATTTTGTATTGAAAAAGACTCAAGAGTATATGTAGGTTTTAATGGTCTACTATTGAAAGTAGTTGCAGTTCCTTGCGTTCCTAAATATATATATAGCTGCAGCCTTGCAGATGTTAAGTTAGTAGCTGTCGTACTTATATAGTATGGACTTCTTACGTTAATTTTTGCCATTTTATTTTTGTGTTAATTTTATTAAATCCTTATCCAAACCTATTGAGTATGCTTTTAGTAATTCATCTGGAAGCCTTTTAAATGCTGCTACAAATGGTTTAGTAAAAAACAAACTCGGCTTAATTCCTTTCTGATATATGCTTCTCGATATTAAAAACGCTGTACTTTTGTAACTTAAAAACTTCCCTGTCTTTCTATCTCTAAATTGTATTTTACGTCTTTTAACATAGCTTTGCATAGCCTCTGTTAAACCCCCTTTTTTACCTGTACCACTTCCAAACCTAAAAGGACTGTTAGGCGCTTTACTACTTGATGACTTCCCTCTAACCCCTTTGTCTTGGAACTCTCCGTATTGTTCCATACTAAAGCCTAGTTCAGCACCTTTTTGTGTTAGCTCTATATTGTAACCTAAACTATTATAAAGTCCCTTAGTGTCGTTCTTATCGCTTTTAGATAGGTTACTTCTGCTTTGCTGAATAACGTACTTAGCAAACTTATTTAGTTCTTCTTGTATAGATTTATCAGCTAGCATATTTCAATATCGTTGTTTACGAATATATCAAACGTTGCTGTCCAACCTGCTACCTTGTTTTCAAACCTATCTACAAAAGGTTCTAAATTTGCATCACCAGTTAATTGGTATTTATCACTATATAAATCTCCACGCCTTAAAACTTGTACTAACTTATTTAACACTGCTAACTGTGTGTTAAGTACATCTTGCTCATTATTGTTTCCTATAAATATATCAGAAGTAGGCTCTTTACTTTCGTCTACTATATCCATTGATAATATAGAAATATTAAACCTTAAAACACTTTCTTGTGCTGTAACGGTGTTTATAATCAAATGTGATAAAGGGAATATAGACTGCTTAGACAAATCAATATCAAATAAATCACCCTCAGTGACAGTGTTTACATTTACATCTCCTAGTAAAGCGTCTTTAATAGCTTGGGTTAATAAATAATAACCTCTTATTCCTGTGTAACTCATTTGAATTTATTTTTAATATTCCTTGCTTCTATTTCGTTTTTCTCTTTTGTGTAAGTTAAGTATGTTAAACATTCGTGTACGTTTAGTTTAACGATATTTTCAAATCTTGTAATATCTCCGTTAGCGATTGCATAGATGGAATTGTACCATCCCCATTTTGTAGTGAACCCAGATACTGCGCTAAGTTCTCCTCGTTCTGTTTGCTCGAAGAGTTCAGAATAACTGTCGATAAGTCTTTGCCTAAATCGTAAAAAAAAACCATCGCACCGAAACACGCATCTAAAGGATAGTTCTTTGCTTCTTCATTTATATCTGGGTCATATTCTTTTAGCGTATATCTTTGCCCTTGTAATAAGTCAATAGGTCTATATAAAACATTCATAGCTCTATGCAGGTTATCGTTATCACCCATAAAGGTATCTAAGTCTACATACTCCCCAAAACTCATATTTTCTAAGTCTGGTATAAAACCGTATTTAACACCGTTTAAATCAAACCTATTTAACATCTGATGTTCTACATCAAACATATTATTTATGATAGTGCAAATATCTGTTATATCTTTTGCTTTCATTGAACGCACCACGTTAGTAGGTACTTTACAAAAAATCTCAATCATCTTAGACTGTACTTCTGATTCCTTTGTAATATCTAGTTTTGAAAACTCCTGATACTGTCCTAGAGTTATTTCATTTAACGTTGTTGGTATGCTTAACTTTACTTTCATATTAATATATAAACTTTTTTAATTTATTTTAGTAACTATAAGATACAAAAAAACCCCTACATTTCTGCAAGGGTTATTTAAAAATATTTGTTTATTTTAATTATTTAGTTTAGATATGTAATTTTCTATAAATTGTTTACCTTTATTATCTACATTGTAAACTGTAATATCAGTATCCCCTAAAGTGTGACCGTTAGAAGTAGCTCTTGACCAAGCCATTGCAAATTCAGTTGCTTGTTTGTTTGTTTGAAATTTTAACGTTGCATTCATAATGTTGTTGTTTTTGTTCCCTACAAAGATACACTTTTATTTGGAATAATAAACATTTAATTAACTTTTTTTTTATTTTTTTTTATTCAACAGATTAAGATACTGTATATTTGCCTCTGTTTGGGTTTTGTAATTGAAAGCCTACTGCATAACGTACAGCATCTATTAAATGATTCCAATTATCTATTGGTGTGTTTGACTTTCTTTCTAGCCACCTGTAATTATTTAGTTCTTTAATTAAGTTCGTACTATCTGGACTTACTATAATATCATAGTCTTGTAATAAGCTAATACCATACGTAATACTTCCTTGTCCTTTTATGCTTGGACGTACATTGCATCCCTTAGCTTTTATTTCGCTTAACAGTCTAGGCTCTGCACTATCTCCAATAATTAAACCCTCTCTAGCGTGCTTTAAATTAAGTTGTGCTATTTGTGACGTTGTTAATCTTTGCAAGTAGAAACACTCCTTTAAATATATTCGTTTGTTTGTGCTATCAATATTAACTTCAACTAAAGTGCTAGGGTCTGCAGCGAACCCATAATCTTGACCCCATACGCTTGTGCCTATGTGCTTAAATTCCCCTACACTCCAATTATTAAATATAACCCCCTCAGCTTTGTTTAACCACGAGCCTAGCATTTGCTGTTTGTATTTCTCTGGACGTCTTATCTTCATCTGCTCTATTTGGTCTATATAGCTTTTAGATAAGTTGTCTATGTTATCTTGATAAGTAGTGTGTATGTATGTAGTATTTTCTTTAGTTGTATTACTGCCCTCTTGAACCCCTCTATCTTCAAAGAAACGTCTATATATAAAATGCTCTTTTGTAGTTGGGTTTAGTATTAATATAATTCTATTTGGTTTGCCTTGTTGCCTTACTGACAAATCAATAGTATCAAACTTTTGTTCATCGACTAGTTCTTCAGCTTCATCAACTACCCAAGTTGTAATCCCTTGTAAAGATTTAAGGTTTGCAGTCTGGTCACCGCTTGAAGTTTTAATACCTCTGAATATTATTTTACTTCCTGTCTTTTTATTTAGTATTTCATCTTTGGTTATATGAAAATCTGCTATTGAACCAAACTGTTCTAGCTTGTCTATAAACTCTGGTATGATTGATATGTAAGCTGAGGTTAGCGTGTAACGTGTAAACAGTATCGTGTGCCCTTGTTCGTATGTAAGCATCACTAAAAGGGCGTTTACTGAAAAAGACTTCCCAGAACCACGCCCACCACTAACAATAAAATACCTACTGTCACTTTCAACAATAGGCATATATTTTTTCTTTACTTTAATCAACGAATTTAATTAAATCTCTAAAATTAATGTTTAAACCCTCACTAGAGTTAATGTCTACACTTTCCTTAGGTTTACCATAACGATAGCTTAAATACAGTTGTACGGCTCTCATATCGCCTTTAGCTACTAGTTCCCCTAGTTTACCTAGTGCTTCGTCTTTGTCTATTATAGCGTCTAAGCGTTCTATAAGTTTTTGTTCTTGTGCCTTTGGTTTACGCCCTGCACCCTCTCTAGCACCTCCGTTGTTTTTTCTGTTATCCATATTGAAATAAATTGTTTAATCAATCCTATTAATATATAAACAGAATTACTTTTTTTTAGAACATTCTTATTTGTGCCTTGTGCTGCTCTATTCTTTTTATAGCTGCATCGTAATACTCTTTGTCTAATTCACAAGCGGTTAAATCGTAGCTTAAATTATGACAGGCTAAAGCTATTGAGCCAGAACCTAAATGTGTGTCTAGTATTTTATCATTTTCTTTTGCATAGTTCATTAATAACCATTCGTAAAGTTTTATAGGTTTTTCTGTTGGGTGTATTTTCTTTTGTTTTTGTGGATTGTTTAAATATCCAAATCCAATCCAATCGTATATATATTTTCTTAAAATACAATCAAAACTTGTATAAGCTAATTCCCCATCAGAATAGTTTTTATTATTTGCGTTTGTTATTTTTTTATCCCAATATATCCACCCTTTTTTTGGAGGTAATAAATCCGCAAAATAATTACCACCCCAAATAATTTGATTCTTACTTACTCTTTGTAACTCTATAAAATATTCATTCGGTGGTCTGTCATTATCCCAATCTTTTTTTATATGATGTTGCTTGTCCGAAAAAGTTTTTGCTTTTCCGCTTTTACCTTTTACAGTTGTATTTCCGTCAAAACCAATCCCATAAGGTGGGTCTACAATAGCAAGGTCAAAGTAGTTATCTTCATACCTTGCCATCAGTTTCATATTACATTCATTTGTTATTAGCATAATACAGGGTTTTTATACCTACTGTTTACTAGTGCACCTTTTACTTCTTTTATAGTCTTTGGCTTTACCCTAGCCTTTAATGATGCTTTAAAAGGGTTTAGCCGTGTTTGTTTAAACTCTTGTAGTGTTTCTATATCCCATTCTATTAAAACGTCTGTAATGTCTTTAATTCGCTTTAATGTTTCGCTATCTATTTTTTGTGCTATTTGTTTTTTTATTTTTGCTTTTTCTATATTACCAAAACTCTTTGATAAACTTAATCCTAGTTCATCTATTAGTTCATCGTGTTTATCTTTGTATTGGTATTCTATTACGTCTATTGTTTTGCAATGGAATAATACTAAGTCGTGTTTGTTGTCTATCTCTTCTCCTATTGCTTTAAAAGTTGCACCTGTTTCTCTTGCTAGTTTACAAAATACTTTCCTAGCATATACATATTTTCTTTTTCTTGACTTCGTTTGTATATCTAAATCAAATTTTTTATTTACTGCTTGTTTTAATGTATCTAATCTCATTTTTTATATTTTAGTTAAATTCTGCGTGCTCTAAACACTCACCACATAGGCTATCACTTAATTTACTAGCTTCTGCTCCACAGCAATTAGAAAATACCTCTTCTACTGTGTTTGGGTTATCTTTTGCGTTTTGTATTATTTGTTTTACTGTTTTCATTTTGTCTATATTTTATTATCTATAGTTTCTATTAAGTGTCTAAGGTCTGAGCGTTCCCAAGTCCCTAAGTCTAATCCGTTTATAAGGAATTTATAATAGTCTTTACGGTCTGTGTTTCTTATTTCTATATTTATATACATATTAATTTAATTTAGTGAATTCTGCTGTTTGGTTTTTATTATGTTCTTCTTTGTTCTGGAAGTAGTTATCTACTAAGGCATCAATCATTACTAGCTCATCAATAGTAGCTACTTTTATTTTATGCGTTAAGCTGTCTATTTTGTTTAGTACGTTGGTACACATTTCAGGATTGTTATTGTAAACTGTATTAAACCCCTCTTGATATATTCCCTCCAATAGTTTAGATGTTTTGTTTACCTGCAGCTTTACATTTTGTTTAAACCCTACACTCCCCTTTAGGTCATCATTTGCCTCTAGTAGTAATTGACTTATCAATACGCATTTTAAATAGCTTAGGTGTCTGTGTGTTATAGGGTCATCTTGTACCCCTCTAACTTGTTCTTGGTGTTCTAGTTCTTTTTGTTCCATTCTTTCGTAATATTTTTTTTGTTCCTCTCTCATTTGTTTTTTTCTATCCATTGCTGTTGTTGGTCTCTTAAGTATTCTATCTCACGTCTTAAATAATCTGCTGCTTTTTCTAAGTCTTTTAACTCATCGTCTTTCTTTCCGCTTCTGCAAATATACTTAATTATATTTCCCCTATTGAAGTTTAGTTCATAATCTTTTATAAAGTCTATAACATCATAGCCTTTGCCGTTTTCGTAATGTAAATAAGTTGCTCGTTTCATAATTTTTTATCTTTTACTGCTATTAATTTTTCTTTTTTTTGGTGAGGGGTTTCCACTTGTTGGTGCTATCTTTGAACGTATATTAGTTCTACTATAATAGTTAATTTGTTTATGTTCATCACAAGGTATGAATTTAACTTTATCTTTTTCACTGCTTAGCTCTGTTAAATTAATCCACTTACCTTTTATTTTTCTCCATATATCTTTCTTATCTTTCATAATTTTATTTTATTTAATTCATTTTGATATACTTGTGCTGCTTCTTTTTCATCTGTAAATACTCCTAGATATTTTGTCTTACCATCTATTGTGATGGCTGATTTCCATTTTTGGCGATTTTTATCCCAACAAACCCCAACATACTTACTTGAACTTTTAATGTGTTTTTTGTTACTATTTTCTCTTTGAGTTATAACTTCAAGATTATACAAATTATTGTTTTCAGGGTTTATATCAATGTGGTTTACTACTAATTCCATTCCACAAGGCTTATGATTAAGAAAAGCATAAGCTACTAAAGTATGAATACCCTTTGTTTTCATCTTGCCGTTTTTACATAAATTAACAACAAAATACCCTGTTGAAAATAAACGTTTTTTTATTATTTTTCCTTTTAATTTACGCCCCCTCTCATCAATCCTATCTAAACTCCTAACGTTTGCTAAATTACTAACTTGGTAAAAGCCTTCATATTCTGGTATGTCTTTCCATACTTCAATTCCTAACCTACTTAATGTTTTTGCTATCATTTTGTTTTATAATAAATCTAATATCCTTAAATCTTCTTGTATCTCTTTAATCATTTCAACTGCATCTTTATAATCTTGGTTTTCTATTGCTTCCAGAACTATATTTAAGTCATATACAAATCTAATCATTTGTTCTAAGTTTTAACAAGTGATAGCACTCTGCATATTTTTGCCTTGCTTTGCCTTTGTATTCTTGTTTAAATAATTCGTACATCTTTTTAGTGTATTGGTGTTTAGTGTCACAATCAGCTAAGTATTTTTCTGCAAACTTTTTTCCTTTGCCTTTAAAATAATTTACGTTGTCTGCTGTATCTCCAATTATCATTTGCTCATAAAAGTTGTATAAAGCCTCGTCCTCGCTTATATCTAAAACCTCTTTGTGTTTGTAGTGATAGTTATACATAAGGCAAGGGAACTGCTTATAATCCTTGTCGATTGAAACTATCATAACATTATTACGCCCTACTTCATTAGATAACTCGTACCAATATCTAGCCACAATATCGTCTGTTTCTATTCCGTAACCCCAAACGCTGTTGTATTGGTCTTTAACGAATTGGTGCATTTCATTTAACAAAGGCGGTAACTCTTGTTTTTTTCTATTGGCTTTGTAGTCGCTTGTAATTAGCTTCCTAAAGTTGCCCTTACTTCCGCTAAACGTTATAACACGTTCTACTGGGTACATATCTTCTAGCTTGTTCACTATGCTCATAAACTGCTCATCGAACTTAGCTTGTGCATCTTCTATATCTCGATAGTATTTGTCATCTTCTGGGTTCTCTCGTTTTTTATAACAAGAGGCAAATATTAAACTATCTGCATCTACTAGTAGTATCATTCTAAATCTAAATTAAAGCATTCAACTGAACAATAATAATCACCATTCGTTTCATCACCACAGCAGGCACATTCTGTTCTTGCATCTGGTTCATCTATATAACTATCTAACCAACTCATATTTCGTATTGTTTTAATTTGTTTTCTAAATCTTCTATTTGCTTATTCAAGCCTATAAGCTGCTTGTTTTTTTCTTCTCGTATTATTACTATACGTTTTGTTAATACGCTGTTTTCTACATTTAAAGCGTTTACATATTGCCCTATCTCTGTCATTCCCTGCACCATATTTTTTAAATCTGTATTTGCAGGTTTTTGTTTACTCCATTCCATAACTAAATCAGCTATGTGATTAAACCAAAGGTTATAAGATTGTTTTTGTAATAAAGTCATTATCTAGATATTCCAATTATAAAACCCAAAGTAACTAACAAAGATGCTAATACTATAAGCGATGCTGATATAATTAGTTCACGCTTATTTTGTAGCTCAATTTCTCTTTGTTTTAAATCTTTCTTAGTGTAAACTTCAATACGCTTGCCTTTTACGTCAATGTGTAAACCTGTTTTTGTCTTTTTCATAATTATAGATTTTTAATATATTCAATTGTTTGTTTTTTCATATGGTCTACGTCTAACCATTCTAATAATTCAATAGTGTTAAATACTATTGTTTTAGGTTCACCATATTCATCCATTCCACTAAAATAAGTTTCGTTATCTTTTGTGCTCATAAAAGTATTAATGTCGTGTAAGTTGCTGTATTTCGTTTTCATAATGTTTTGTTTTTATATGTTTTTTAAAGATGCTACTATATCCATTCTAAAGTAGGTTTCCCGTAGTAGCCTTTTTCCCATACATACCAAGCATAGGCTATCATTCCAGAGTTCTTCATTTTCACCCCATCTTTATACAATGTTACTCGTTTACTAAATTGGTAAACGGTTTTTAATGGGAACTCTTTATCTTCAAACATAGTTTTTCTTTTCTCGCTTTCTAAAAAAACGGTTTTTAAGAACATTGCTATTTTGTTAGTACTTTTTTTCTTTGCTTCATTTACAAATTCAAGTGCATATTTAAAAGGTGGGTTTGTAACTATATTATCAGCTACATAGTTAGCTTCAAAAAAGTTTTCTACTATTCCATAATTTCGGTCTATTAAATCACTACTTCTCACTTCAAACCCTTTTTTTAAAAAGACTTCACTTATTGCACCATCTCCACAAGCACATTCCCAAATGTTTCCATTAAAAACCTCTCGCTTTAATAATTCATCTACTGCATAACTTGGTGTAGGGTAAAAATCATCTTTTTCCCTTTTGCCATTGCTTCGGCTACTGCCTACTATACTTAATGCTTTTGTCATTTGTAAAAATGTCATAATGTTTGTTTTTTGTTTTATTAATATACCGCAATATACAATTTTATTTTAATTATAAACAAATTAATTAACTATTTTTTTTTATTTATTTTTTCTTTTATCTTAAAATAGCTATCCCATACACCTATTTCTGATTCTTCGTTTAGGTTAATTATTGCTGCATCTTTTTCTTCCAAAAGATAACAAGGCTTTAAAACTTTCTTCTTTGTCCAAAGTGTTGTGTCAGGGCAGTATATATCTTTAGTCTTTAAACCCTCTAAGTTATTAAGCCAGAACATATAATTGCCTTTAGGGTCATTCACTAGGTATAAAGCAACCTTTCCTGTTTCTATTAGCTTATCGTGTTTAAACTTCTCTAGTATTTTAGTATCGTAATACTTATTTCTAAATTTCATTTCTATAACACATTCTTGACCCTTTGGAGTTGTGCCTGTTGCATCCCACGATTCATTGCCTTTACCTGTATGGGTTAAGTTCCACCCATCTAAATTTAAAAGCGTTACAACGGCTTTTTCCCAATTATGAATTTTTTCTATCATTTAATTTTATTATATATATTATCAATATCTTTTATCCACATTACTAATATTTTTGGTTTACAGCTGCAAGGCTCATAGTATTTATGGTTATAATATCTTGAATGTAGCGTACAGAGTAGCCTGTACTGTTCTTTTGATAGCTTAGTAGTAACATTTGCTTTAAAGTCTATCCATAATTCTTGGTCTTCTATTCTCATAAGTCTATATTTATATCGTTCCAATCTTCACGCCTCTGGTCACAGCCGCACTGGTCACCCCATATTTTTTTTACTAGCCACCTTATACCAGTGTAATAAGTAATGTAATAAACTAAATCTCCTAATCTCATAAGTTTTCTCTTTTAATGTAAAATGCATTTGTGTATTTCATAAGTTTACAATCCCATTGACTTACATCGCTATAATCAATAAAATAAAACTCAGCAGTATTTTTATCTATAATATAAACAAACCAGTATAAATCTATTTTATTTAAACCTTTTTTGTGCGCTTCTTCGTTTACAAGTAAGTGAGAATATTTAGTGTATTTATTAGTTTTAACATCTATTCTCTTACCTTTTAATGTAAAATCAGGGTTCTTGCTTGATTTAAAATCTAATAGATTTGCTAAATTAAAATCTATGTTTTTTTGACTTAAATACTCTATTGCTATTAACTCACCTAAAACTCCTAAAACATCAACCTGTTTATTTTTAACACCTCTATCAAACCTTTTATTAATTTTATTGTTTTCTTTATTCATTACACTTCTAGCATATCCAATTTGCTCAGCAATTAACCAGAATGAACTAGGGAAGTTAAATTTAATCATAACTTGTTTTTTATATGTTTCTTTGCGTTTGTATATGTGTTGTAAAGTGAGTAGTAACTTATTTTTGTGTTCCTGCTTAGTTCTGCAACACTCACACCCTTAGCTACTATCTCAAATATCTTTTTGTCATACCAATACATATCGTTTAATATGCTGTCTATA